TGCAGTAGACTTCTTAACGACCTTACCAAATGCAGACTGACCAAGTGATATCTTCTGATCGTATGACAGAGGGTTCTTTTTAGGATCTTGTGTATGAGACATATAGATCGCAGGATCGCCCTTGCGTTTAATCGCTTCAGACATAACGGTATTGACTAACTTTTCATGACCGGTTGTAATTGGATTGAAGCGGCCAAAGCTAACGACAGCCACTCCTCTTGCAGCTTCGGTCATAGTTGGTTCTGTGTCTACATATTTTGTTGGATCAAATTCTTTAAAGCTTTTCTGCTTCTTTTTCTTCGGATCAATCTTTTTATTGTCGTCCATCTTGTCCTCTAAGGAGTATGTTCTTTCTATTTATAATATCAGTCTCTTAAAGTAAAATTATCCTTTGAGAAGAAGTTCTTTGCGCAGTATTCCTTCTCTGTTGGATAGTCGTGAGGGCACGTCTTTTCTCTCTTCATTTCAGGATCTGTAAACGTTGCAGTCTCTTTCCAATCAAAACCATACACATCTACGTGCTTTGGGTTACAAGTTGATAAGTAGTCTAGAAAAATTAGACCCGTTGTTGGGTTACTGTATTTACCAGAATGCTTCTTTAACTCTTTATACAGATTTTCCGGATAAACAAAGTCGACTGCATGTATGTTACTTGGTGTTCTTCCCTGATGGCCAGCATGCATCTTTTTAATATGTTTAGGTATCTTATTAAAGAAAGACTTATACTCAGCAGCATTCCAAAAGACCCAGACGTTGGTTTTCGTTCCGTGGCTCTTACTTACCTCTTGACGCGTGTATAACATCGCTGCTTTATTGATGCGCACAACAACATCGTGTGCATCAATCTCTTCGCCGTAACTCTTACCAAAGAGTGCCATCGAGTTGCCTATCACGGCAACCGTTTTACTTTTAAACCATTCTTTCATTGTCTTAACACAAACTTTTTGTTGCTGAAAAATTTATTTATGCAGTATTGCTTTTCAAGAGCGAAATCATGTCGGTCGTCGTGAAGTTTTCTATCGTGAAAAGAAGAAGTCGCTTTCCAGTCGTAACCATATACGTTTACTTGATCTGGATTGTAAAGAGAGATCAAATGAAGTATCCTCAATCCTGTTGATGGGCGATGATGACCGAGATCGTTTCTTAACCACTCGACGTCTATCTCAGGATGATGCAGTATCTCAACTATATGATCACAAGTTTTATTCGTAACTCTATTTGGCTTCATAGTCTTAAACCAGTTTAAAAACCAGACATCTGTTCTCTTACCATGAGACTTAATATCTTCTGGTTTTAACATAAAGAAGCCACGTTTGATCCTGCAAACGACCTGTGCAGAGTCTATTTCTTTACCATATGTTTTATCAAAAAGACTTCTTGCGTTTCCGACTATAGACACAGTCTTACCTTCAAATACTTCTCTCATAATCCTCTCTGAAGACTGTAGTTCATGTAGATTCTTTCTCTATGCCATTCATCAGCCATTGGTGTTGTAGCGAAGTCATGGAAGCACGGAGTTCCTAATGTATAGTGAAGAAGCTTTGCATTCTTGTTCTCTCCAAATTCGTCAGGTAGCCAGTTCCATTCGATAGGCAGTTCTCCAATTAGACTATCGTCTAGCCAAGTGAAACGATGAACGACTGCACCTGTCGCATTCTGCACAAACTCGGGAGTCACAACTCGATTCGCCTCGTGTCCACAGTTCCATAGTATCACACTTGACCAATTTTTGCGAGGATAATTTTCATTCTTTGCACCAAGATACTTTTCTTCCATGCGAGTCTTATAGTCGTGTTTTACGACCATGACGGCTTTCGTCTCGTCACGCATATTCCACAACTCTGTAATGTCGTCACGAAGAATCATATCTCCGTCAAGGAACAAAGCCCAACCCTTATAGTTCATTAGGTGCGGAATAAGAAAGCGACTGTATATGAAGTGATTGCTGCCATCAGTATGCTTTTCTTCGTATCCGCTCAAGAGATTGAGTGATAGAGGATTTAAACTAATTGGCGATGTGGACAGTCTCATAATTGAGTTTGAACACACGTGATAAGCTGCTGATTCTCTCTTATCAAAACCAATAAAAATTGGTATCATGACGCTTCCTTTCTTCTACTATGCATTATATCTATCGTTAAGTTCTTAAAGAACATTTTTTCGGGTTGGTGTAGCATCCACTCAACTACATTTGCGATGTAATCCGTATCTATGCGTGGGTATTCTTTTTTGGAATCCGTCATTGGAGTGTTCATTCTTCCAAGTTTTAAATGAATGACTTTGCAGCCGGTGTCAATTAACTGAAGCTGAGAACAAGCTTTTTCCAATGCAGATTTATGAATAGCATATTCATTAACGGTGTCTTTATTACCGTCAGCGCTTACACTTCCAATGTTAATGATTGTGCAGTTTCTATATTTATTTTGTTCAAATAACTTATATAATAGATCAACTTGCGCATAAGCATGATACGCGTTATTAATATAGACATCAAAATTTTCTATTAAAAATGACTCGACACCATTTGAAAGATTGTGTCCGTTTGACCTACTGAGACCTATTGTGTGATGTTTCTCTGATAGTCTATCGTATAGCGTCTTGCCAAGACCGCTAGTATGACCAGTTACTACTACCTTCATGTTATACTGTGTCTTTCAATATCGCATGCGACCATCTCGCATATCATAGACTCAAACGAATACTTTGGTTCCCAACCAAGTAGTCTCTTTGCTTTGTCCGAGTCTGCGTGTAGGCTGTGAAGCTCATTCGGTCTTTGGAATTCATTATCGGATACTACATAGTCTTCCCAGTTTGATATCCCAGCCGCCAAGAACGCGATCCTGCATAGATCCCTTACGCTGTGTTTAACTCCAGTTGCAATGATAAAGTCTTCAGGTTTGTCCTGTTGCAACATTAACCACTGAGCACGTACGTAATCCTTTGCATGACCCCAATCGCGTTCTGCATCTAGGTTACCAAGGATAATCTTATCACCCTTTCCAGTTACGATTCTTGCAACGCCGTCGGTTATCTTTCTTGAGACGAACTCTATTCCACGAATAGGAGACTCGTGATTGAATAGAATACCTGTGCAGGCAAAAGCATCGTAGCTCTCTCTATAGTTTCGTGTAATGTGGTATCCATAGAGTTTAGCAATGCCGTATGGACTTACTGGTTCGAAAGGTGTCTTTTCTGTCTGCCTTCCGTCTATACTACTGTTTCCAAACATCTCGCTCGTACCAGCTTGATAGAACTTAGTATCAGGTTTGATACGACGAATTGCCTCAAGACAATTAAGAGGACCGAGCGCATCAACGTGAGTAGTTACATAAGCAAGTCTCCAAGATCCACCAACGAAGCTCTGTGCTGCGAGGTTGTAGAACTCGTCGGGTTGCACTATCTCCATTACATCCATCAGGCTACATGGATCAGTAACATCTCCTACGATTGTCTTAAGACCCTTACTAAATAAATCTAGAAACTCTATGTTGCTCCAATTTGGACTTGTATATCTCTTAACGACTCCGTATACAACGTAACCTTTTTCTAACAAGAAATCAGCAAGGTAACATGCATCTTGGCCAGGGAATCCTGTAATTAGCGCAGTCTTCATTTTATGTTCCTTATTATATCTGCGACCATGTTTATATTATCGACCAAGTTAACACAGTCGTTTCCTATAAAGAATCCATTTTCATGAAGATCATCCGCACCTTCAAACGTTCCAACACTATCCCAGTTCAAAAGATTGATCACTGGGTTCTTCATAAAGTTTCCTGCTACGATCGGTCTAGTTTCAACTTCATTCTCTGTGAGGATCTGAATGACTTCTTTTCTTCTTCCCTTTAGATGTCCTTCTAGGACTAATCCAAAACCAAACCAACTACTGGTACCATGTTCTGATTGTAATCTAATACCAGGGACGTTACGAAATGCGGCTTTGGCTGCGGTCGCGTTCTGTCTACGCTTCGTCATCATATCTGGCCACTTCCTGAGTTGCTCTTGCCCAACGGCGCCGCTCATCTCAAGCGGACGAACACAGTAACCAGGAAGAACAAACTTAAAGCTATCCTCGAACGGATCGCCAGTTTTCTGATGTAGAGTACTACCTTCAGACATATCACGTATCCAACCGTGAGCTCTCAGACTCTTTAGATACTCGTATGTTAGGTCGTCGTTCGTAAGAACCATTCCGCCTTCCATAGTCTGCATATGATGGCTAAAGAAGAAACTAAACGTGCCCATCTCACCAATGGATCCACAGAATGATGAACCTTCCCAAGCTCCTAGACTCTCACAGTTATCCTCAAGAAGAGCAATGCCGCGTTCGTCGCATATCGTCTTAAGTTCTTCAAGTTCTGCTGGGTTACCTAGTAGGTTCACAACAAATACGGCTGCCGTATCTTCATCGATCGCCGCAATCACTTTCTTTGTATTAATATTGAACGTGTTAGGATCAACATCAACAAAGCGAAGCTTATATCCCCACTGATGTACTGGGAAATACGTTGTACTCCAACTCACAGCAGGAACAACGATGTTTCCTTTATTCTTGTACTTAGGATTGAGAGCGAGCGCAGCAAGTGCTATTAAGTTAGCACTACTTCCGCTATTCGTCATGACTGCATATTTACTACCGAAGAACTTAGCGAATTGCTTTTCAAACTTCTTAACCTCTTCACCCATAGTATATCGCCCACTTGCGATTACTCGATGAATAGCATCTATTTCTTCCTGGCCCCAAGTATCACTCGCAAGTTTGTATTTCATTTTATAGGTCCCTTCCATTGTGTTGCACCGTTTATGAATTTGAATGTTTTCTTGTCTTTTATTTCTTCCATCGTAAACTGACCCCACGCAAGACTCGCGAATAGATGAAACCTTTCTTTTTCTTTTAAATGCTCTATCTCTTCAAATGAATGGGTTAACGGAAACGCGGCACAGTATCTTTCACATATCACAGGTATTCCTCTTTCCAATGCCGTAAGAGCTACTGCACTATTGAAAGCAACTACGCAGTAAGCATTGTTTAGAACATCGTCAAGAGATTCTTCGTAATCGTGTTTTTCTTCGTACTTAACATTAATCATTAGATTATCCATGACAGGCCCGGTCTTTCTTCTAACTACGATCGGCCTATCCGTGTATTGTTTTATTTTTTCTATAGTTTCAGCTTCCCAGTTTGTATGATTGAATACTCGAGCAACGGTATCGCTCGGTGGAAACACGACAATATTTTGTTTCTTGTTAAAATTATAGTCTAAAAAGTTAATATCAAATAGTTTTAAACGATCACTGTTAACATCAGGTAATATGGTATTCTGAACAAATCCGTTTTTTACAACTCTCATCCAGTTTGGATATCTATAACCTGGTTTAAAGTATGCGTGGTCTATGTAATAGAAATTCATATTATCACTCACGGCCATATCCAAAATATGAGCGTTTCCTCTTAGCAGACCAGCAAATACCACAGATTCATAACTAGGTAATAGCTTTTTAATTCTTAGATGCGGTGGTGCATGCCGTGAAGTTTGGTGTTTGTATACATGATGACGTGTATAAACAATTTTTGCTTCGTTTGTGTAACCAAAAGATTTAACATACGAGTCTTGGTCTTTTTTTCCTGAAAGAAATGCGCACATCATTTTACTTTGTTCCAGTATTCTGTGTTTCTCTTTACGACTAGATCCCTCTTATTACTAGTCCCTTTCTTTTTACGAGGACCCTTCATATGGTCCATAAACATACCGAGAGGCCCGTTAATGAAAGGATGATTATTCTTAATTGGTGGGCTAAGGTTATACCAGTGATCATCGTTAAACTTTGTCTTTGCTGCATCATAAGTATGACAATCCGTCCACATATCAAGGCGAAAGATACTATCATCAATATAGTATTGCTTCCAAGCATTAAGAAACTCTTTGGATATTGGATGTTTCGTATTTAAGATATGAAAACCAGTTTCAGTGTACATCCAAGGGCGGGCAAGATATCCAGCGAACTTTTCGTTTGGGCACCAACTGTTAATATCATTTACAGAGACAGATGAATGAGTTCTGCTATCGCCATCTAACCATATAAGAACATCTGTATCGTTCTCTTCAAGGAATTGGAACAAAGCAAACACTTTATGACTAAATCTTACTGCGTCGTATCTGTAATTTTTCTGACCTGCTTCAGATTTACTTCCGAGACCATTTGCTTCCAAGTTGTTCGCGTGTCTTTCTTTAAAAGATAATAAGTCCTTCTGATTTAATATCTTATATGTAACTCTCTCGTCTCGAATGAGTTCATTCTTTGGAATAGGGTCGTCAACATACACAGTTAATGA